CCCTTATGAAGTATGTCTTTATTTAGTTCACCGACTTGTTTTTCATAATGGTTAGCATAGAGTATATTCTGGTCAAACATCAGGACAATGTTGTTATTTGGATGAGACTTTGAGTAGTTTTGTTTAGACGTAACCATTTTAATCATATGTTAATTTAAGTAATTTTTATCATAAAGTCAAGAGTTTTTATATATCTCTCCCTCTGGAACTAGTACGCTTATAAGTAGTTTTTTCCGCTGCAACTGTAGCTTCAGCAAGCCAAGCTTGTTTTATCGTATTTCCATTGTTGGTGCCTTTAAGCAATTTCTTATAAAGAAAATCTAACTTTTTTATAAAATCAACTGGACTTGCAAACCAATATGGTATCCTTAAACTATTTATACATTTTATATTATTTGGAGTTTTGATTAACCAAAAGTCCACTTTACCCCCATCGTATTCACTTAACTTAAAATGAAAATCGTGTATTAATCCACCATATTCATCTAATGGATCTGAGTGAAGCATATCAACAAAATTACCAGCATCCTTAATATAATCAGAAAACTCTTTTATTATATTTGTTCTATAATTTATTATCGTGTCTTCTAAAGGCATAGCAGGGTTAGATTTTTGATTACGTTGAAGAAAATCCCTTAATGGATTGTTTTTTATTACACCATCATTGGTTGATGCTACAGCAACACCAAGTTGTAATTTCATACGCATTCTTTTTGTAGTTCTGACTTTTACGTCTTTTAAGTATAGCAATATTATATTTTCACCTGGTGTAACAGTAAATTTTTTATCATCTACGGCCGTTTCCATAAAACTATATATAGTGGCAGTCATAGCATAAATGTATAAAAAATCAGTTGCATTTGTAGCTGGTGTAAAACTATTAGATAAAACTCTCGAATCCAGATCATCGTAATCATCTCGTATTTTTAATTCATCTTTTTCATAGAGACTATAATCAGTATTAATTTGACATCCAGTATATCCATTAGGTAAATTAATTATAGGAAATGATGACTCCACTACGTTCATTAAATTATTAACAAATCTTCTATCGTATTTTTTTAATAGTACTGTAGTAAATAATTTACTTAAACTCATTTTTCTCTTTTCATCAACGGCTTCTTTTTTAGCTGCTTGATTAACTCTCATAATAGTAGTGTAAGAAGTTGCCCAACCAGCTGGTTGTAATTTTTGTTCCACGCCGACTATTTGAAAATAAACTCTTTTTGAATATGATTTTGGTAAAAAATTAATACTAAAAATATCACCATTGTTTAAATAAGTGTTCCCATAAACAGTTAAACTTAATTCGATTGGTAATATAGGTGATACCGTACCATCTTGTCCTGAATAAATTAATTCGAGTCTGGCTTTTTTACCGAAATATTCGCGAAAACTATCACCAAATAAAAATTCATCTTTATCTTTTTTCCGTCTTTCTAATGGTGTCTCTTTTGCTTTCGGTGGGTTATTTTTATTTTCTTCCTTTTCTTTTATCTGAATAGTATTAACTATGTCCACAAAACTCGTAGATAAGTCGGTGTTTCCAAGGTTATTTGCAGCAGTCTCTACATCATGAGCCACTATACTTTCAAAATCAAATTCAATTTCTGTAGTTCTTTGTGTTTCATCTCTTGTATTAAGTGGTAGACTTTTATAATAAACCTTATCTGGAGTTTCTGTAAATTTATTAATCTCCAATACCTTTAAAAAATTTAAAGTATCTTTAGTTTGCTCATCAAATAACTGTGTACCAGTTTTATCACCAATTGCTATCATACTTGCAAGACCACCTTTTGGTGTTTGGAAATTATAAGAAAGATCAGAAACAATTGATTTACCCGAAGTTACATCAAAAATTAACATCTCATCTGTTTGTGGTGGCATTAAATTAGCATCCGTAATAGATATTGAAGAATGTAATCTATTTGGTGAATACATTTTAAGTTTTAAAACATCATAAGAGTCTTTATTAATTCGTTCTAATAGATAATCAATTGCATCATTTATATTTTGCTTTGTGGAAAATGCTTTTGAAATTTCATCAACACTTATAAAAAGTTCTCGTAGTGGTATTATTTTTGTTTCATAATCATTGACAGTACTTCTATCACTTATTACATCATCACTTACTACCTTACCTTCAGGGATCGGCACCTTAAAGGAAATTGCATAAGTTCCATCAACCAATGGAGTATCTGCTTTAGCTCCAGTCTTCACAAGATCATTTGGATTTACTGCTATGATTTCATCTGCCGTTGGGACATCTGCTTTACTTAACTCCCTACTACTATAGTAGGAAAAACTTCGGAGTGTACCTGTAAAAATACTTTCATCTTTAGCAGGACTTAAAAGTTCGTCTATAATGTGATTTAATGTAAGACGTTCTGTATCCCAGGGGTTTTCACTATCAATTATAAATAAACTATTATTAGATTCTCTTACCCTGAACGAAGGTTGATCATCCGATGACCAGAAATCGTGATCATCACCCATCAGACCATCAGTATCCTGAGAAGAGAAAGAATCGGAATCAACTTTAAAAGTTACTCTCATTGGGGTGAATTTTGGCCCGGATGTCTTTCCTTTGTCTTTATCGTATGTACTTGTCCAATTCTCTGGATATAAAAATACGGGTAATGCCTCATTGGATTCTACTATTTGTTTTTGTCTAGTATATAAATTGTCATCAAATCGGATCCAAACATTACGAAAATTAAAATTTGTATCAAATTTTCCTGTCGCCTGTCCTATTGTTTTATTTCCCTTTTTAGTTGTTGTTTTTGCTATAAGATTATTTAAAAACAAATCTTCAAATCTACCAAAAGACATATAAAGTAAGTCTCTGTCATTTGAAGTACCACTTGTCGGGGTTAAATTTTGATAAAAGAAACCTAATTCTACAGCACTTTTAGGTGTAACACCAAGTTCTGTGTCATCTATATTTAGTGTATCTTCAAAAAATTTATTTATTGCTAATTTCTTTTGTTTTGCATTAAAGGAATCATTTATCATCTTTAATTTAGTATTAACTAATAAACTATTTCCAGTTAAAATTGCAACTATTGTATCTTCAATTTGATTTGCAAATATAAATTTTAAATTATTTTCATTAGTTATTTCTTGGTCTAATAGTGTTGTGTTTTGTGAAACTAAATCAATTGTACAATTAAAAGAACCTTGTTGAGTAATCGTTGCATTAAAATTTTTAACCACACCAACAACCGTATCCACTAATCCAGCATTTTTTTCTAAAAAACCATCATCATATTTGATAGGTTCTTTTTTACCATCTTTCAAATAATAATATTCACCACTTTTTGGATTTTGACGAATTGCATTTATACTTACTGGAGGAACATCTCCTAAATTTAATCCACCATATATAAACCTTTTAAATTCTGATAATTCAGTATCAGTTTTTGTTACTTTTTCTTTTACATCATATAAATTATCAAAACTATCACTCCATCCATAATCTACAATAACGGTTGCACCTGGTTTCATAAAAAATGGTAAAAATATACTTTCAAAATCTACTTTATTATGAACTACAAACTCTACAGTTGTATTTTTAATTGCACCTAAAGAACCCTCATTTTTAGTACTGATTGATGTTATTCCAGCTTTTGGTTTTAAATATGGGTTATCACTTAATTCAGTATTTATACCATCACCTATGGGATCATTTGGTTTATAACTTTCACCTCTGTTATCATTAACGACATGAAAATTAACCTTTTCAATTTTAGTGGATTTGCCGGATTTATCGTTAATACTACCTGAAATTAATGATGCGGTCCACATTCTTGCAAATGTAGTTCTATCACCAAGATAATCTTGATGATCTACAATAGGTTCATTTGGATTTTGCTCAAGAATACCACTCTGTAACCTTTTGAATTTCTTTAAAACTTCAGGATCTACATTAGAACCAAAAACTCTATCACTAAATTTTGCCATTTTACTTTAATTTTGCTAATTCAGTTGAAACGGGCACCCTTAATTGAGTTCCAGCCTCAATGTTATTAGTACTTAAACTATTAACGGATGCAATAAACCACCAAAATTCAGTCGTTCCATAATATGCCTGTGAGATTAAATCACACCTGTCACCATCAACGGCAATTAATAATATATCTGAATTATCTTCTTTGAATTCAGGTAAGTCAGCAGTTCCAATTCTAGAAATCTTATCTTTAATTATTCTCCGTACTCTGTCGTATCTGGACATTATGCAATTACCCCATAAAATTTACCACTTGGTAAACTACCATTACTTGATGATGGTGATCTTTTACTTAAAATCTGATATGATATAGCTATATCAAAAAGCCTTGGTAATGAATTTTCGGAATCCCAATCACCGCTATCATTTACCGTATAGGATAATGATTTTATAAATCCGAATTGACCTTTTGTTTTAGTGCCGATATGAGCCATATAGAGTTCTGTAAATGGTGGTTGCATTCTGGTTAAAGATAAATTATCAGTATCTTGTAAATATTCAGGATAGGCTAAACCCGTTAGTCTTTCTATTCTTGTATACATCCTCTTAAATTCAGTATTGTTAGCAGGATATACTCGTAAATTAAAACTCAAGTCTCTTTCAGTTCGTTCATATTGATAAACAGGTTCACTTCTACCAATATAATTTGTTGGTGTAAATGATGGGCTTACATTTTCTGTTATACCCGTAACGAATCCTCTGAAATAAGTAAATCGGTTAGATCTAACATCTTTTATTCTAACGTAAAAATCACCGGATAATTTCTCGGCGTTGAAATTTTCGAGTGGAGGCTTGTCTAGGAGCTTGCCTTCTTTTTTTGTGCCCAAGAGGTATTTACTGGAAATTATATCTTCTGGTTTTCTTAAGCCCAATCCTAAAAATGCAGGTTTTTTAACCGATTTCTTTATAGATAAAAAATTTGTTTTGGTTGATTTTTCGCCTGTTACTGGAATTACATACTCAACAGGTTCATATTTTGCATTTTTTGGATCTTTTGGTAAAGGAGTAAAATATTTATCAGTTAGATTATCACCTAGAGGTTCCCATCTCGTATGCATTTCTTGTTGTAATTCTCCTAAAAATGCTATTTTAGAAAATCCTTCACTACTCTGTAAAGCACCCACTTTTACAAGACTACTATATTCAACACCTCTAGCAAGTGGTTTTCTTAAATTTATACTACCAGGTTGTTGTAAAGAAGTATGATAAAAATTTAAAAATCCCACCATTGGCATAGGTACAGGTGGAGCAGTAAATTGACCAGCAAAAATTCTTGAATTTTCAGCTTGTTGTGCTACAGTTATGGCCGTAGTTGCTTTTATAGATGGTGCATTAATTATTATGGGATGTGCAGAAAATGACCTACCAACCACAATAGGTGATTTTATAAGTTCAGGTAAATCTGAAATTAAACTAACAGGCCTTGTAATACCAAATCCAGTTGCCGCACTAGTAAGGACTTCCTTTGCATAAAATGCAACTCCTGCCGAAGATGTATAAAATCTTAATAATCTTGATGTATCTTGAGCCAGTTGATACCACGGAAATATATCTCTATTGCTTCCTATCTGTATAAGTGCATTCCCTATACCTGACGCTTCTTGTTTAGTTTTTGGTATAGGATTTACAATATAAGGTTCTCTTCCATCGCCATATCCTAAAATAGAAGCAGAACTGCCTTTTCTAAATCCACCTGAATATCCTTTAATATCCAAATTAGCTAATGAACCTATACCAGCACGATTAAAATTAATTGTTGTTTGACCATATGGAACTTCAGTTGGTCTATCAAATCTAGCAGTATGATTATGATTATAAAGATTGTCAAGTATAAATTCACCTTCTCCTAAATTATTATTTTGACCTAAATTTTGAAATATATCATCTGACCTTTTTTGTCTTTTACTGATTGATGTTGCAGTTGGATTATTTTGTGTTGCATCTTCATTTTGTGAATAACCTAATTGTGGTAGTAAATTTTGACCACCATACGGTGGTTCTTTAGAATAATGAATAGGAAATTCAATATTTGAAGGCGGTTCATCTCCACCTTGTGATAAAGGACTTGGATATTGTCTTTTTTCTAAAAAACCAATTTCTATTAAATCTTTATTTCTACCCTGTGTACCAAAAGTATGTTCACTATCCTCAATTAAAGACTGACCAGTTTTCAGTTGAATGGACTTATTAGCAAAAACACTATCAATTTGTGTAAAAGGTGTTTGTTTAAAACTACTTGCATCTTGAGATTTATCACTTACAGGTGAATCTACCCCCTTGGCTGGATTAATAGTTGAATTTCTTCCTATCTTATTAAATACTGATTTTAAATTTTCTAAGCCCATTTTATTTTCCCGGATTCATCGAATGACCACCATATGGATTTATTGCACTATTCATTATTATTCTCTGTTCTCCATGAGTTGTTTTTGTCTCTAAATGTATATTAGCAGCTACAGCCCTCCCGAAAGCTTCAGCATCCATACCACCCGTTGTTTTTGTCTCTAAATGTATATTAGCAGCTACAGCCCTCCCGAAAGCTTCAGCATCCATACCACCCATACCACCCATAGAACCGGCAGGTCCTGTTTGAAAATCATTAATACGATTTGTTGTTGCCAATACAGAATCTTTTGGGTTTAAACTAAATGTACCGGCTGGTCCCGTCATATGTGTAATTTGACCTGGACCTGATTTGAAGTCGTTTACAGGATTTACATCTCGCATTATATTTCCAGAATCATCTACTCTAAATTTCTTTGCTAAATCAACATCTCGAAATCTAAATGTATTTAAAAAATCACGACCTGCATTAAAACTATCAATTGCTATATTAGCAATCGCGACCAATTGTAACTTAATATTTTGAAGACCATTTTTTCCAATAAATTGTGATAGCATATCTGCCAAAGGTCCACCAAAAGTATCTAATATTGTAGCACCGATTTGTTTTACAGTATTTACAATAGATGTTAAAGTACTAAGTGAATCTTGTCCAACTAAATCATCAAAACTCTCCCCAGCCAAAGCACCACTTAAAGTTAATTTTTCACTACCCTTTACTAATTTAGCCATTTCACTTACTGATACACCGATTGATTTAGCAAGTGATTGTCTTTGTAATACATTTAATGCATTAAAATCTGCTTCACTTCCTACTTGGTCTACTATGTTTTTAGTAGCTCCAGCAATATCACCTTCAAGTGCTAATTGTCTAGCTCTTTGAAAGTTTAATTGTTTCCCAATCATTATGGAAGCTTCCATCTCATTGGCTATTGAAGATTCAAAATCTAACAATCCCTCAGCAATTTTAGCAGTAGTGCTTAGGGATAATCCCATTTGTCTGGCTTGAACTGCCGCTTCAGCTATATTCTTTCCACCATCTTTTGTAAATCCAGCAATCTCTTCTGCTGAACCAGCCATGTCTTGTAGAACAGCTACTGGAGCAACACCTTTTTGAGCAGCTAACTGAGCAGTATTTTCTATTAACCTCTCACTTTGTTTAGCAGTTAAACCCCCAATTTGCATGAAAGTACCGAATAACTTGGTAGCCTCATCGTTGGATATACCCGTTGCTACTGCCGTATCTAAAACACTACCAGCAATATCTTTTGATTCTTTTAATGTTATTCCAAATTCAGATGATAATTGTGATGTAACAGAAAGAACATCTCCAAGATTTTTACCTATCATCATGGCATTATTACCACTTTGTATTAAATCGTTTCTGAACTCTTTATTTTTATTAGTCATAAATCCAAAAGATTCACCAACTGCATCAATCTTTTTTGAAAATCCAGTGACTGCTTTTACCATAACCCCTATAATAAGTCCAGCTACACCTAATCTCGCTAGATTTTTAGGACTCATGCCCATTTTTGCACCAAATTCTTTTGCTTTAGATGCCATTCCCCCACTTAAATTGTCCGCAACTTGTAATCCTTTTTCTCTTGCCATACCTGAAAGTTTTTGTGCTCTTAATCTGTTTTTCTCACCTTTTAATATATTATTTAAAGCTTTTTCATCATCTTTAGTAAGCCTAGATGCCGTACCCTTTTCAGCAGCTACTCTTTCTTCACTTTCAGCTATTTTTTGATTTAAATCAGCAATATCAAGTTGTTCTCCACCAAGTGCTGTTACAACTTTAAGTTGTTCAGTTGATGCATCGTTTAACTGACCTTTCCAAGTGACTTGATCTTGAATATTTTGTAATAACCTTCCTTGTGATTTTACAGAAGCATTTTGTATTTTAGATGATATTGAACCTTGAGCTGAAAGTTCTTTTACTTTTTTTAACCTATTTTGTATTGAAGATTCAATCTGTTTATAAATAGGTTTTTCAGCTGTTAATTCTTTGACTTCTTTTTGCTTTGCCTTAGAAAGTTGTTCTTGTAACCTTAAAATTTCTTTTTGAGTATTTTTATACGCAGTAGAATTGTTGTCAATATTTTGCAACAACTTCTGTTGTTTTTCTAACTCAGCAGTTATTTGCTTTGTTGTTTTTAAATCAGCCATTATCTACTTTATAACCCAGCAAATCTATCTTTAATGCCTCTTTTTTTTAGATTATTTTTTAATATAGCATTTGCTTTATTAAAATGCATCATAGCATCCTCGTAGGCTTTTTTTGTTTCTTTATCATTAGTTTTTGATTTAGATTTTTTCAATAAACCAATAAGTTTATCAATAAGACCTTCTTCCAATATATTTTTTCTATCCATAAACGACATAATACAATTCTCCTAATATATTAATAAATATTAAAAAGAAAGTTATTTAGGATTAAATCTACGAGGAATGGTTGATTGAGGTTTTGGTTGTGACTTGTCTATTTGTTCTTTTTCTTTTTTCTTCAAATCCATAAACTGTCTTAAATAAAAGTTTTTCAAATGAACTGGCATATGATAGACATCACTAAATGTGAAACCCGGCATGCCATATATAAAATAAAATATGTTCTGATGAACGTCTAGTTTATTAGATGGTGTCAGGCCAAAAAAACGCGACTGTAAGCGGAATAGACACGCTCACAGTTTCACCTCCTATTTCAATTTCCGATGTCAAATCAATATCGGGAGAAATATCAGCAATATATTTTCTCAATGCCACAGAATCCCTTGCGAGTAAATTCTGTGTAAATTCAGTAATGGTTTCTGGTTTTGAATCGCCATCAACTTCGGTAATTGTATATCTCAATCGTGTTGTGATATCTGTAGAATATCCATATTTAGCAGATTGTTTTAAATCTTTTTCAATTAATGCCTCATCCGCGCCAGTTAATAATTTAAATTTAATTTTAGTCTTACCAATATGAGTAGTATAGTTGAATGAATTATTTGAATAATCAACATCTTGGGGTAATTCTTTAAACGGGCAGGCAGATAAATCAAACGTATGACTGACTGTTTCTTCTTGATTTTTTGGATTAGTGACTTCAGCCGTGTACTCTGGTCCATAAGCCAATATACGAGCCGCAACCAATACGGCATTCTTATCGCCCAATACTAAATCTTGTTGTTTAACTCCCTTTGTAACGATTAAACTATCTAGCAATTTATCAATAACAACACCTTTTTTAATGAGATTTTCAGACATCAATATATCTTCTTCTCGTGTTGTCATGTATTTTAATTCGAGTTTACCCGATGATAGTGGTGAGTCTTTTGAATATACTTTTCCACCAGATGGTAAATCAATAACTTCCGTAGGGAACTTATGTTCTGACATTATAACTCCTTGATGTTAAAACTATTTAGAATTCAAGTATAGCGTAATCGTACCTTAATGTTAAGGTGATTTCAACTGGCTCTGAAGCACTAAAATCTAAATCACCAAACGCAGCATCTTGAATGTAAGTACCATATAGTGTCCATTTTTCAACAATGTCACCAACAGGTCCTAATACTTGAAATGTAATGTTTTTCTTATAAAAATCTTGATATCCATCACGACCAGTAGCACTTTCATGATGTAATCTTATCCATTCTATTACGGCAGAAGAAGCAGACGGAACAATCGGGTCATACAGTGTAATCTGTAATGTTTGCCAACGGCCTTTACCCTTGACATACTTGGTAATATTCATATGTTCCAAAGTTACTTCATCAAAAGTAATCTGTGGTCTTTGTGCTGTTTTGATTGTAAAAGCTGGGATACCTGCAATTTCCATGATGAAACGATTCTTTAACTTCGGTTCATATGGTGTATAAAATATCTTATTCGCTTCTAATAATTCTGCCATTGTTTATCTCCTATAGTAATAAATATCACTTTATTAAAAAATTATTCAGGGAAAGCCGCGCCAGTTGGTTGAACAACAAAGTCCAACACAATAAATTCAGCAGTTCTTGCTGGTTGTAAGAATACTTGACCAACTAACATATTTCTATCAATCGTTTCAGGAGTATTATTATTATCATCCATCACGACTCTAAATGCATTCAATCCAGCATTTGACTGTACTTGTTCTAAGAATGGATTCACAATATTCAAGAATTGATTTCTCAAATCACTTGTATTTTGTTCAAATACCAATCCTCTTGAAGAACGAGCAACAAATTTCTTAACATCAATCAATAGTCGTCTTACATTTACTCTATCTAAAGCACTTGCTTTCTTCTGTGTTGTCTTTTGTCCAAACACAGTAACACCTTGTCCTGGGAACGTAGCAATTGGATTAACATTTGAGTCATAGAGTTCATCTCGTTGACTTTGACTTAATTTCTTATAAGCCTGAACGGCACTATCAATTCCACCTCTGTTTAATCCAGCAGGAGCAAACCAAGGTTGTCCAATCGTATCATTAAAATGATAAACACCAGCCATAACGACTGAAGGTGGAACAAATCGATAATTACCTGTCGTGGCATCTTGTATCTGTACCCAAGGATAATAAGTAGCGGCATAACTTGAGTTACGTGCTTCTGTATTTGTTTTAGCCGTAGCTACTGTATCGATTTTTAATGTATTATCATAAACTAAGAAACAATCACCTCTGTCTTCACACATCTGAATTGCATCACTTATAACGTCACTATGATCAGTTTCTTGGTCAACAACTCCAGGTAAAAACAATAGATTAAAATCATACTCATCTTTATTCTTTAACAAACTTATAGCCGTGCCATATCCACCACCAACCGAAGCACCAGATGGTCTATCATTACTCTCTGACATATCCACACCTTGTGAATTACTAGCATTTATATTATCATAAAAGTTATATGGGTGTTCTACTTCTGTACTTCCAATAGTACCACCATCAAATGCGCCATTTGCACTTCCAGTACCTACTGCAGGCAAATAAAGTGATTCACTTCCATTATAAGGTGAATTTACAGTACCATTTTCATCTATCCAATTTGGAGTTTTTTTAGCTTCAGGAAGGTCGTTTACCCTAACATAATTTGATTGATTTGGAAATTCACCAGTTGGTTGTATATAAGCAACACCACCTTCCGAAGCAACTGTATTTGTTGTATTTCCAATTCTCTTTAAAACGTAATCAGTTGATTCTGGATCAAGTGATAAATTAGCATGTGTTTCAATTACTTTCTTTTTCTTATTCGTATCATTACCCTGTCGAATTAAAAGAGTAAAAGTACCTTTAGCTGTATTTTTCTGTGATACTTCCCAACGGAAGTTATCAGATGTTCCACCATAACTACCAGAAGCCCAATCACGTGTACTTTCTTTCTGTGGTGTTAGTAGAGCATCTGTTCCATATGTACCTACAGCATTATTAAATTGTGGACCATCACCTAATGCTTCTATTGTGAACATTGTTATACTAGCAGAAACTACATTAGAAGTAGCTTTAGCAGTATCATTACCAGCAACCCTAACGATTGTACAAGGACCACCTTGTCGTAAATATTCTTTAGCAGTATGTGATGTTAAGAATTGATATTTATCCGAACCACTTGTGATTAATTCACCGAATATATTAACATACTCACTATATGAACTAACTACGGTTGGGATTAAAACTGGACCCTTGACAGTCGGACCAACGATTGCCGCACCTATGGGTCCTAAAGTTGCGGGTAAGAAAGATTGGTCTATTTCGTTGGTAAATACACCTGGACTAAGTATTTTTTCAGCCATTTAAAGTCTCCGAAAGGTTTGGATTAAATATAATTATTCATATATAAATATAACATTAAAACCAAAAGAGAACTTTATTATTCAGTTATTACTCGGTAGCAGTTTCTTTTACTTCTGTAGATGGCGTGAATATACCAGACTGTGGATCTAATTGACCAGGTCCGTATTTTTCAGTAATATCATTTAGAAGTGTTTGTTCTTCAGTACGAACAGATTCAAGTTCTTCAGTAATTTTAAACTCTTCTTCTTCTATAGATTCTTGTTGTTTTTCAAAATTCAATTTTGCAATAGCCAACTGACCAAACTTATTAGTAACTACATTGTACTTACCTTGTAAGTCACCAAGTGATTTCAGTTCATCTTCTGTAAATTTAATTTCTTTTGCCATGTTAATAACCTCTATGCTGTGTTAATTTAAATAAAACCATTATATATATAATTATAAAAGTTTTTCACTAAACGACACTTTTTTTGGTTTATATGCTCTTTGCATTTCAGCAGTTTTACCAAATACGTTATCTGTGAATTCAGGTATCATATATCCTTTAATCGTTATAGTTAGTTCGTTTTTTATTAATCTCTCACCTTGTGATTCCATTTGAACTTCATTAGATATATCACCTTCTAAAGCCGTTAAGAATCTATAACTTGTCGAATCACCCCAATAAGTTTCCAAGTGTTCTACCATTATGGTGTTTAAATCATTCATTTGTTCCATAAAAGCAGTCATCATTACGATGCTATACGTACATACTACAAAGTCTGGCATACCTGTTTTTATAAATTCTTCTACTGGTTTTTGACCAGTTAATACTGAAAATCTATCATATCGATTATTTTTACTCCATCCATTACTTGATCTGACTACACTAATGAATTTACCCTGAACATCGTTGTCGAATGATAATGGCATTTGGTCATTCATAGCAACACCTGTTCTCTTAATCACTATAACTGGTAAAATAATTGTATTGTTTTTATCTCTTAATACACCACGATTTCTTATAGATTTCCACCTTTCTTCATTGCCATACATAACAGGTACTTTAATAATTTCATTTGCTTCCCTAACTATAGGTTTCATCACGTTTTGCATATGTCTTATCACGGTAGTGTCGATATCAGTCAAACCAATCGATAAACCTTTACCTGCATTACGACCCGTTCCTTTTTTAATTACAACTTTTGAATTACCTTTTTCGGAACGAATGCTTGTTTGATTAGCTCGATTAATTGTCGATTCGTTTGGAGCATTTGTATTCGTTATGGGTTTAATTGCCACGGCGTAGTTTCCTTAGTTTGTCTAATTTATTTTCTGAATTATTAGCATACTCTTCAGACTTTAATCCTTTAGTAGAAGCCTTATCAATTGCAATTTGTTTCTCAATAGGAACATCTACAACACCTAAAGTTATTTCTTCCTTCTCTCCATAAATATTACCTTGTTTTAATAAATCTATTATTTCATCAAACCTATCAGCCTTTGGTTCTCCGTAGAAATTTTCACTTTCGCTATCATAATTTTCCTCAAAATCAACATCTTTTTGTACCTTCACCATCGAAGACCTTTTTGGTTTCATTACAATTGTTTTATCTAACAACTGAACAGCCATTATCTTGGTCTCTCTTCTATTTGAATACTCGACAATCTACTACGATGTGCTGTTGCCTTTATGGCATGACTGAAGTTAGGGTGACCTCCAATTAATTGTGGTTCTGTTACCCCATTTAACTCCCAATAAACATCATTCCAATCACATATATCACCGGCTTCAGGATAGAAATCCAAACTACCACTAGCTAAATTATTTCTCTGAAACATTAAATCTATAGATGAATTATTATCTGGACCAATTTCATTAAATTGTTCGACTTCAGGTACATTGAATCTAACTAAACAATTAACCCTAAATCCAACATTAAAATACTTTGTAGTGCTTTCACCATAAATGTTATCTTTAGTATGTGTGGTATTGACTTTATAAATATCAACTGACTGTCCAACTATCTCATCAATCAACTCCTCATTTAAGTGGTCAATTAAATTTATTTCTTTCTCTGTGATAAAAAATGGTGTTGTAGCTGACATTTAATTATCCTATGTAAATTAACAATGGAGCTTTATTCAATACTTCCTGTTGAGCATTTGCCTCTTCGGCTTCAGCTTTTAATTTTTCAGTCAAAGAGACTGTTTCTAAAAATTCTTTTAACTCCTCTAATAATTGTGTCTTTTCTTCCCTACCCTCTGCTTTCAAAGCATCACCATCAAGTGTTACCTCAGCATCTGGTATAGGTAAAGCACTATACTTACTTCGTATGATACCAAGTAATTCCTTTGATAAAGCGGAAGTGAATTTTCTTATCCATTGTCTACCTGGTTGATTTATTGAACTATAAGTAATAAATTTATACGGAACATTAGATGGATCACTTACTCCACCTTGCATTGAACCACTTACATTATTAGTATTTTTAACATCATCCTTTACGTAATATTCAAACCATATTTTTTCACCATTATCGTCATCAGCTGGATTTGGAAATATTCTTAACTTATTATTATGAATTTCAAATGAATAGGCACTTTTTCTAATTAAATCCGATGTTTCAATTTGATTAGCTCTGACTAAATCATAACTGATTGGGTGTAGCATAAATGATACTGCTGGTGATACATTACCGAATCCAAAATTATCTAACATTTGTCGTTGGTCAAATGAACCAGCATAAGGATCGTAAAATCTTGTTATTGCTGATGATGCGTGATTATAGACCGATTGAACTTCAATTCTTCTTCCACTTTCACTAACTTCAGCCCATACACTTTGTAAATCATAATCTTGAGTAGAACCACTTAAAATAATATATCCTTTTTTTAAATCTACATTACCACCCATATTGACCATAGTGCCATATTTTTCTGATAACTGAACGGATGGACCATTTGTTGGAGTTACAGGATTAGATACGCCAGTACTTAATGAACCTGATATTCTTGACTTCTCACCATATTGTTCCCACATCCAATTCTTAATATTGTAATTATTAATATGTTGAGAATACTCATTTATTGATTCTTCAAAACAAGCATAAATTGAACCACTTGGTATTTCTAATTGTAATACTGGGTATCCTAATCGCTTAGCAACCCATTTAGTTACTGAAACGATATCAGATTGAAATGTGGAATCACCTTCATAAGTTCCATAAGGTGTTTGACCTGAACCCGAGGTAAAGGTTGATGGGTCAACATAAGCATAATTTAATTTTGGCATCTATAGTTCTCCTTAACTATAAATATATAACTTATAAAAACAAAAAAGGGAAAGAATTGAATCTTCCGTATTTAATGTTTTCGTAAATTATCTTCCCATTTCATAATCTGTAAATTAGTAATGTTTGCTATTTCTTCGGCTGGTATCATATCTTTCCAACCCTTATTTATAGAAATTATATGGTCTATTTGGTAAGCCCCTTCAACTCCCATTCTTCCCCTATTTTCTTCTAATTTTGAATAGTTTGGTAGGGTGTGTAGTGGTTGTTTTCTGGTTAAGTTGTGAACTTCGTTTATGTAGGACTTTTTCATTGGATATTTCTGTTTGTATTCTTCCCATGAAGTAAAACCCGCTTTGGTTGCTCGCATTTTCTTTATTTGTTTATCTGTCAATCCTATAGCTACACCTCGTGGTTGTTTAGTTGTGCTACATTTTTCACACATCGATTTATTCTGTTTGGCAACATTCATACCATATTTCGATGCAAAACATCTAACCACCCCACAATCTGGACATTCTAATTTCCATTGGGACTCTGTGTATTTAGTATTTCGATTTGCTGGATAATTTGGATTTTTACGTCCTGTGAAATGTTCACTTAATTTTACCTTTTGACATTCTACACACATAGAGTCATTAGCCTTTGCGTTATACCAACTTCTTTTGTTTTCATAACTTACTTCACCACTACATATTGGACATTCTCTATACCACATTTTGTCATTACTCCCTTTCGTATAATAATAAGTATCAAGAAAATATGTTTCCAATCAAGTTATTTTTGGGCATAAAAAAAGGGGACAGAAATGAATCTGCCCCCTCTCTATATGATCGGTTTATCCTAAACTAACTTAAATTAAATCCAAAGATTTAACTTTAATATTAGCATAGAACTCAGGTCTAATCATTTTCTTAGCGTAACGCGTCATTACCCCTTTCCTCGGAGTAAAATCACTTGGATCATAAACCAACGGAGTTGTAATTAACGGAACGTAAGGGCTATATACAGCACCAGTTTCTAAGAAGTTTGAACCACGGAATCCAACAAGGATGTTGTTTTCAGTCATGTACGGGTTTTTATAAACCGTAAAACGACCAGCAACTTGTCCTACTTTGGAAACACCCATAGCAAATTGAGTAGCACTCGCATCGCCATCACCAGGAGCACTATTGTACCCAGGTAATGATTCAAGGATAGTAGCAACTTTCGGTGAACAAACAACGAAATTAGCACCACCACGTAGTGTCAAACGATGAATTTCATTTGATACTTTTTGAATCTTAGCAACAAGAGTTTGATACCACTCGAAACGAGTTCCGTAGAATATATTAGTATCAAATGAACTAGTACCGGAATCATAATCCTCACCTGCTTTAGCAGACCAGTAATCAGTTGTTTGGGCATCACTAACCAACATATCAAGGATTTCCAAATCGATTTCCATCGCAATGTAATCACTCAACATACTTGTTAATTCAGCTTCAGCATCAACACTATGATAAGCATTAAGATCTTGAGCAAGCTCAGGAGACCATACGGCTTTCAATTTACGTGTCTTAGCAACAATCGGTAAAGACC